TCCTCACCGCCCGCGACCGTTTGTGTTGGCTCCTACGCACCTACGCCGACGCCCACGACGAGTTCAACCCCGGGCCGCCATCCATCGACGCCGGCTCATCCACGCTACCCGGCGACTGGCGCTACTACCGCGAGCTCGACATCCGGCTCGCAGAGATGCCCGTACGCCTGCGCCGAGCCGTCTACGAACGCTACGTCCGACCGCACGAGCGGGCCAACCTCGAACGCTGGACGGCACGCGTCACCGTGCTCAAGGACGGGCGAGTCCGCGGCCTACCCGCCAACTCGGAACTCGCCAACCCCAACCATGGCTACCACTCGACGAAGCGCAGCCTTACGCCGAAAGGCCCGTTCACCGGGCACGTGTCGATCGCCAAGTGGCATCCGCAAACCCGTACTCATGATGTTGACCAAGGCCTCGCCTGGCTGCTCGAGCACATGCACGACGGGCGCACCGACCGTATCTGCCTACCCGCCCATATCGCCGATGCGGCACCGTCGCAACCGCAACCCAAACCTGCCCCCGCAACCCCGCATGGCGTAACGCATTGGACGGGGTCGCCGGCTACTGCTACACTGCCCGACAACCAAAGGGTTCAGTACGCTCTCAGGCCGCCGGTACAGGCGGTCTCTCGCGTTCAAGGGGAGACGCGATGAGCCCGACCATCACGCGCAACAACGTGACCCTTCGTCTCTCCGGCGACTACCCCTGTGTCAATTGCGGACTGCAAACCTACGACGGGGTACGTGACGCATTGGGCAACCTCATCCTCCCGATCACAGACAGCGTCCGGCGCTACTGCGCCACCTGCGACATCACCACCCACCACTTCCGCACGGCATGGGCCGAACCCACATGACCCCAGTCATCAAGCTCTGCAGCAAGTGCGGCAAGCCCGCAACCCACGGCTGCCACTGCAACTACCACCACGTCGCCGAGCAGCTCAGGCGCAGGGTCAAGACCAAGGCGGCAGGGTACGCATCGCCGCACTGGCAGATGATGCGAGGCAAGGCACTCGACCAGGCAGGGCACAGATGCAGCGCATGCGGCACGAGCGAACGGCTGACTGTGCATCTCGACCCGCGCCTGCGCGGCAACCACAACCTGGCAACGCTCGACGCATGCACCGTCCTCTGCCGTGGATGCCACGGTGCAGTAGATGCACCACGTGCACATGCCTAGCGCCCTGCCCTACGACGTGCAACGGCCGTGCGTCAAGTGCGGCAACGCCCACATCCGAGACCAGCACGTCGGCTACTTCGACCAGGTCGAACACATCCGCCGGGAGTGCCTCGGCTGCGGTTACGCATGGAAGGAACTACCCCTCGACCATGCGCTCGATGCTGATGACGAGCGCGATGTGTCGAGTTTCATATACGGGGGGGCGGTACACGTGGCGGCGTCGCTGCGACAGCCCGCGCTAGCCAAACTCCGCAAAGTTTCACAGGCGCCTAGGGGGTCAAAGTGACCGACGCCGAAATTAGATACGAGGCCGCGCAGGACATGTCCGCCAGGATCCGCGAGGAGTGGGATCGGCTCGGATGTCCCTTGACGACCGAAGGGGGAGCGACTGGACGCGCGGTTGTGCCTCATCCACTGGTCAAGATGCTGGCCGAGGCCGAGCGTGACTGTGATCGGTTCGAGCGTGCGATCAAGGCGAGTCATCGCGGGCCTGCCCCGTCCGCTGTCGTTGCGGCCGATATTGGCGTGTCGCCGGCGGCGAAACTCCGCGCCGTGAGATGACGGTCGCTGGTAGCGAGGTTGTTCACTTCGCGAAGTTCTGCGAGGAACAACTGACGCAGTCGGTCGACGAGTGGGATGGGCTGCCGCTATTACTCGAAGAGTGGCAGTTGGAGATGATGGGAAAGGCGCTCGAGTACGACGACCACGGCTGGCCGATCTGGCGGAGTTGCGTGTTCGTCATCCCTCGGAAAAACGGCAAAACCATGCTCCTGGCCGCCTATGCCATCTACAGGCTGCTCACATCCGACGGATCTCCGGAGATCCTGCTGGCTGCTTCGAGCGATAAGCAGGCGGGCAGGTTGTTCGATGCGGCGGCGCTGTTCGTCCGTCGTAACCCGGTGCTGCGCGGGTTGTGCCGGGTGCGGGATCACGTCGGTGAGATCAAGCGGGAGGACGGGATGGGCGTGATCGTCCGTCTGTCGTCTGACCCGGCCCGTTTGCACGGCTATAACCCGTCGTTGGTGGTGTGTGACGAGCTCGCGCAGTGGACGACGCCGACTTTGCGGCGGGCGTATGCGGCGCTGACTACGGGCGGGGGTGCCAGGACGGCGCCGCAGGTGTTCACGATCACGACGGCCGGCGAGGCGCATGACCGGCAGGACTCGATTCTCGGGCGCATCCTCGACGCGGCGCTCGCTGACCCGGACGCGGTGAAGGAACCGGGTAAGACGGTCGCGAAACTGGCCGAGTCGAAGATGCTGGTCTACAACTTTGAGGCGCCGACGAACGATCCGCGTGATGTGGCGTCGATGAAACTGGCGAACCCGGCGAGTTGGATCACCGAGGAGTTTCTGGCTAAGCAGGCGGCTAACCCTGAGTTGACGAACGCGCAGGTGCTCCAGTTGCACGGCTGCGTGTGGGCGGAGGGCGCGTCGTCGTGGTTCCCGGCCGAGGTGTGGGAGGCGTGCCGGGAGGCTTCGGCGTCGATCCCGGGGGGCTCGGCGGTCTGTGTCGGTGTCGATGTCGGGTTGGTGCACGACTCAACGGCGGTGACGGTGGCATGGCAGCGAGACGACGGCAAGACTGTGATCGAGGCCAAGGTGTGGTCGTCGGCGCGCGATACGGTCGGCGAGTTTGTGCACGGTGGCGTCGTGGATCTGTCCGTAGTCGAGGACTACATTCGGGGGCTCGCAGAGCAATTCTTTGTGGTGGAGGTTGCCTACGACCCCCGTTTCTTTGAGCGGTCAGCCCAGATGTTGAGCGAGCAGGGGCTGGTGGTGGTGCCGGTGTTCCAGTCGTCCGCGAACATGGCCGACGCGTTGCAGGGCTGGTATGCGGCGGTGATGGAGGGACGCGTTGTGCATAGCGGTGATCCGGTGTTGTCCACGCACGTGCTGTCGACGTCGGCGACGAAGACGGATCGGGGCTGGAAGGTGTCGAAGATCAGGCAGTCGGCCCGGATCGACGCGTGTGTGTCGTCGGCGATGGCGTACTACCGCTGCGAGGTTAACGCGAACGTCGGCGGCGGCCTGGTGTTCGTGTGAGGCTCTGGCACAAGCGGCGGCGCGTCCGGCTACAGCTCGTGCCGCTGGCGGGGGCGCCGAAGGCGATCGAGGGCATCGACCTCGGCCGCGTAGACGGCGAGTACGTGATCGCGGTGCCGACGTATATCGAGGACGTCGACCGGACGTTCACGGCCGATAACACGATCTCGATCCGCGTCGAGCGCGTCATTCTCCGCGAAATCCTTTAGCCCGAGAGGGGTGGTTGGTTTGATTCTTCGTACCGCCTCCGGGCGCGACGTCGAGTACCGCGTTGCCGGCGACTGGCCGTCCACGTCGCTGACCTGGCCGACTCCGCTCGGGCAGGGCTACCTCGCCCAGAGCGGGCTGTTGGTCACCCCGGACATCGCTCAGGGCGTACCGGCGGTCGGCTCGGTGATCCGGCAGGCGTCCGGGCTGCTCGCGTCGATGCCGTACACCGTCTACAAGACCGGTACCGTCTCGTCGACCGCGACGGGCTGGCAGGCCGACCTGTTCGCCGACTCGCCCTCCCCGGACGTCGACAGCTTCCAGTTCTTCTACGACGTGGCGCTGTCGCTCGAGGCGACCCAGAACGCGTTCATCCAGAAGGCGTTCTACAAGAAGCAGCTCAAGGCGCTGATCGTGCTCGACCCGCAGCGGATGATCGCGCGGCGCACGCCCGGCGGCGGCAAGGAGTACAAGTTCTACGACGAGGACGGCGTCCAGATCACGATCCCGTCGTCGCAGATCATCCACGTGCGCGGCTACACCCCGTCACCGGGCGCGATGAACGGCGTGTCGCTGATCCAGCTGCACCGCGACGCGATCGGCTCGGCGGTGGCGATGGAGAAGTTCGAGGGCGACTACTTCCGCAACAACGCGCAGGTCCCGTTCTTCTTCAAGGGGGCGGCGAACCAGAACCAGGCTCGCGACGCCGCCGAGCTTTGGAACGCGCAGCACGCCGGGGCGGGCAACCAGTGGAAGCCGGGGGCGCTGTGGGGCGCGATGGACGTGACGGCGCTGCCGCTGTCGATGCAGGACGCGAATTTCATCGAGGCGAAGCGGGTGTCGATCGAGGACGCCTGCCGGATCTGGCACTGGCCGCACCACCTGCTCGAGCTGTCCGGGGAGCAGCCGATCCGGAACGAGTTGTGGTGGACGGAGATGTTCATCAAGTTCTACATGGTCGAGCGTTTGCGCAGGATCGAGAAGGCTTTTGACGCCGACCCGGACTTGTTCCACGGCCAGCCCGTCTACGGGCGCTTCGTGACCGAGGAGTTGGAGCGTGCGTCTGAGGAGGTTAGGGCGGCGACGTGGAAGAACATGATCCAGGGCGGCGTGATGACACCGAACGAGGCGCGCGCCAGAGAGGGCCTACCGCCGCATCCGGGCGGGGACGAGCTCCAGTTCCCGCTGGTGGGTGGCGGGGCCGTAGACGGCGGCTCAGAGCCTCCTAGCGGCACTCCTGACGCCTCCCCGGCGTCCCAGAACGGCCGGGCGCACGTTTCGGCCGAAGAACTCCTCACGAGGTAGGGAGGAACCCTATGAGCGGCACCTTGACCGAGCCGGACGGGACTCGCACGATCCACGTCCCGATTGACCAGTGCGAGTGGCGGGACTCCGGCGACCCCGAGAAACCGAACGAAACCACGCTACGCGGGCACGCAGCCGTCTTCAACAGCCTGTCCGACGACCTCGGCGGCTTCCGCGAGTTGATCGCGCCCGGCTTTTTCCGCGCGTCGCTCCGCAAGCAGCCGGACGTGCGCCTGCTGTTTAACCACGACCCGAACTTTGTGATGGGGCGTACCGCCGCCGGCACGCTCGAGCTCCGTGAGGACACCCGCGGCCTGCACGTGTTCGCCCGCGTCGACAAGACGATCGGGTGGGTGAACGACCTGCGGACGTCGATGCAGCGCGGCGACGTCGACCAGATGAGTTTCGCGTTTACCGTCCGTGAGGGCGGTGACGACTGGGCGGTCACCGACGATGAGTCGGTCGTTCGGACGTTGCTCCCGGATGGTGCTGAGCAACTGTTCGACGTGAGCGTCGTCACGTACCCGGCCTACAAGTCCACCGAGGTTTCAATGCGTTCTGTTCTCGAGGACGCAATCGCACGCGGTCGCCTACCCGAACGGGTGGGGGCCGACCCTGGCACCGCAACAGGCGTCGCCGAGGCTGAGGGCGTCATGTCGGGTGTCGAGGAACAGCGCAACCACTGGATAGAACGAGTCGCCAAGCTCAACCCGCACGTCGCCGACGCCGTGTCACTGCGGCAAATGGAGATGGGTGAGGACGAGCCCGACGACGTCGACCTGCTCCTGTGCATGATCTCGAACGGGGTTGACTTCCTCGACGACGAGGAAGACCCCGACGGCGTAGCCGCCATGCAGCAGATCCTGAACTTGTTGCTCGGCCTGCTCACCGAGGAGATCGGCGAGGAACCCGACGAAGCCGTCGCGGCAATGCAGGCGGCCAGCCACGTGGACGCGCTTACAGAACTCCGCTCGGACTCGAAGCAGACGCTCCGGGCCGAGAAGGAGTCCTATCTTCGACTACTCAAGGAGATCACCCGATGAGCAAGGTGACAAAGAACATCGAGGAGGCCCGCACCTA